GATTATGAACTAATCGCTTCTGCAACAGCTAGTAATTCTGCAAGTATATCCTTTACTAACTTAAGTTCAACATATATAGCATATAAGATTATAATATCAGGTATACAAGTAGCAACAGATGAAGCAACCTTTAATATGAGAACCTCTGCCAATAACGGTTCTAGTTATGACTCAGGCGCTAGTGACTATGCTTGGTCACATCATTACTCTACATTAACCACAACTGTCCTGAGCACAATGTTTGGGGATAATGCAGATAGCTTCATATCTATAAATGGTACTACCCAAGCTAATCTATCTACTGAGTGTGGAGAACATGAAATTACTCTGTACAACCCATCAGCAACAAAGTATACCTCTATAACTATGAATAGTAGAATGACTAACGTAACACCGATATATTACCAGATGAGTAGTGCTGGGATGAGAGCCTCTGAGGCACTAGTTGACGCAGTACAGTTTTTCTGTAGCACAGGAAACATCGCTGTAGGTGAATTTAGATTATACGGAATAAGAGGAGCTTAGAGATGAGACCAACTAAAATAGTAAATGGTAAGACAATTGAGCTTACACAGAAAGAAATTAAAGATATCAAGAAACAAGAGTCTATAGACACAGCCAAAGCCGTTAAGAATGCTTGGCGTACTAAGCGCATATCAGCTTATGGTGAACTTGGTAATCAATTTGAAATGATATATGATATAGGTATTGAAAGTTGGAAAGCTAAGATAGACGATATTAAAGCTAAACACCCTAAACCTAAGGATGAATAGTAACAATGGGCGATATAGAGATTGTAGTAGAAGTTTTAATATTTATAGTGGCAGCTGTAGTGATACCAGGTGTATTGCTTTGGGTAAGAGCCATGGAGAGAAAGATGAAAGATCTAGATTCTAGAATGAGAGGTGGTGTAACTAGGGATGATGTCAAAGAAATGATTGATGTTAAACAGGAAAGTGTTAAGGTTATGCAGAAGGAACTAAAAGAGGATATACTTGAAGTTAAGCATACCCTCGAGAAAGTTCTTGATACTCTAATATCTAATCGTTAAGTACTGTCCATAGTGAGTCCTTATGGTTCATGTCTTCCTTAGCTAATGTTTTAATACATTTAGTACAATAAAACTTATAGTAGTACTCAGGCATTTGGTATATATTCCTATTGCGACGCTCTATTCCTCCGTCACATAGTTCACAAATACCTCGTCTAAACTTGTGTTCTTTCCCATTGAGACACCTGTACTTCAGGGCTTCAAACAAGATCTTATTGCTTACACACAGCCCCAGTACCTTAGCTGTTATTATCTTTAACTTATTCATTCTCTATCCTCCAATATATTATCAACTAAACCATACTTAACGGCTTCAGTAGCACTCATAAAGTTATCCCTTTCTGTGTCTGAGGCCATTTTCTTTACAGTCTTACCACAATTCTGTGCTAATAGTTTATTCATTAGTGTTTTAATCTTAATCATCTCATTAGTGTGAATCTCTATATCGGTAGCCTGACCGGAGTAACCACCTAAAGGTTGATGAATCATAACCCTAGCATTAGGTAATATATTACGTTTACCCTTAGTACCAGCAGCTAATAGGAATGCTCCCATACTACATGCTTGTCCTAAACATAGTGTATGTACATCACACTTAATAAAGTTCATAGTGTCGTAGATAGACATACCACCCGTTACAACACCACCCGGAGAGTTGATATATAAAGCTATATCTTTCTCTGGGTTTTCTGCTTCTAGGAATAGCATTTGTGCCACTACTAGGTTAGCATTATGATCATTGATCTCTCCTGTTAAGAAGATAACTCTTTCTTTTAATAGTCTTGAATAAATATCATAGGCTCTTTCACCCATGGCTGTTCGTTCTACTACTGTTGGTACTAATATACTCATCTTAAGAATAAACTCCTTTCTAATTGTCTACGTTTGGTAAGACCTTCTAAGACCCTACCTCCACCTTTATTCCATCTAAGAAGCTCATCAGCAGCTCCTTGGTAATTACCATTATTTAGTTTCTTAAGCAAGGTAGACTTACTAAGTGCACCTGCACCTACGTTATATGTGAAGCTAACTAGAGCATCATATTGATTCTGTGTTAATTTAACCTGTACTAATCGATCAACTGCATTGGAATATACCTTTAAATCGCTTCTAAGGAGCTCTGTAGCCCTTTGCTTAGTGATAATGGTACCTAATCTAACACCCTTAGTGTGGCCATACCCTATTGTAGGTACGTTAGCTGGACATAAGTAAGCCTTAAGCCTAAGTCCTTCAAACCTTTTAATCAAATCTATACCCTTATCAGAGATTGTAACCTGTGTTATAGTAACCTCTACTGATGTTGGTTTGGTACTGACATCGTTAGATGGGGCCAGGTATAGGCCTAGCATAAGTAGCCCGAGAGCTATAAATCTTACTATCATATTACACATTTATATCTCCATTACGATCTACGCATGTATCTTCATATGGGTCTTGTACTCTTCTCTTAAGCTCTTCAGCTGCACCTCTAATACCATCTACAGCATCAGATACATTCTGATAGTTAGTACCCTTCTTATCTATGAAAGCTAATCCTAAGCAATAACATAAGTAATTAAGATCACCCTTACATACATCTCTGTACTGTAGGTCATCTACTAGTGCACATAGTGATTTCTTAAAGTAGTCTCTATCTTCTTCTTTAATATAGGGCATTACTTATCTCCTAATATCTTCTTAAACTCTACGATTCTTATCTTATATTCTAACTTAGCTTTAAGGTAATCATGGAAGCTATATTCAGCTCTCTCTTTCTGTACTCCAATCCCATATATACCTTTACATGGCTGTACATACACATTCTTAGCTGTAAATACTCCAGCGGAACATTGTACTGTATCTAATATCTTTCTCTCTTCAAAGTATTGATGAGGATAGAATATATATTCACTATGTCCTGTATGCCATTTAACACCTAGGTAGCATTCACTTAATGTATCTGGTAATTCTTTCTTATCTGTCATTATCGCATTATCCTATATTCATTCCAACCGTAGTGTCGCATCTCTTCATCAGTAAATACATCTTTAGGGTGTAAGTGAATAATCTCTAGTCCTAGACTAACAGCATATTCAATCTCATCTGCTACACCAACTGACTTAGACCAACCATCTATATCTAATACTATCACACCATCGCAACGACTGATTAGCATTCTATCTCTAGTCTGCCATTCTTTATAACCTGAAGGTAGTTTATATAGTTTACTTAATTGATGACAACTACCAATAGGATTAACTGTATTTACACCTGCTTTAAACAGTACTGCTGCAGCCTTATCTACTTTCTGATATCTATCTTCTCTTATTAATGTACTTTCTGCTGAATACGGAGAGGCTAAGTAATACAACTTATCTTCCTTATCAATATTCCCTATTACATCTATCATAACACACCTCTCAACTTATCTCTTACTTGTACTAGTTTAATAGTATTTTGTAATATTTCATGAAGATAGCTTATATTATCTAACTCTCTTCCGCCTTTATCTAAACAATCGTTTATATACTCTTTATCACACACTATTGCATCCTCTACTAACTCTAGTATGCTACATATTTCCTTGTTTGTCAAGTCTTCCATCAGTCTGTTTCTCCCACAGGAGTTATGCAGTTGATATATAGTGACCATACATGTACACGTAATTCAAATGAATTGAATCTGATAGTACTGCTAACTAAGTTAGAGAACCTGAACCCATAGCATTGTTGGCATGACTCTAGGACTACTGTAATCTTTATCTTAGTATTATATACTATAAAACTTTTAATCATCTAATTTACTCCAACCTTCTTGTACGGCTGCCTTAAGGGCATCCCAAGTATCCTTATTATCACTGGGTTTTGATTGACTCGTCATATCTGTGTAGTTCTTATCTATTACAGGGATTATACTTCCTGTTCTTCCATATGATTCATTTACATTCTTTCTAGCTTGATCGAAAGGACTAGCAGTTTCTATTGCATCATCTAACTTCTTAGTTATCTTATCTAATGTTGTATCTTCACGTTCTTCTTCCTCTAGTCTAAAGGTAGGGTTATCTTCACGTATAACTAAAGGAGGTACAGTATCTAACCATGACTTATGATCTTTATACTGAGCCACTAGTTCTCTAGCCTTAATCTTAAATTCTTTTAGGTTCATTTTAAACTCCACTCTATGAAGTAATAGATGTCTATCACTATAAAAATTATTGATGTTACTACTAATCCCCAGTTCTTCTGACAGTAACCTAGCATACCTACACCGGCACTGCTAACAACAAAGGATAGAAATCCCCATTTGTTTACGTTACCAAGTAGAATAGCTCCGGCAATACCGAAGACTAAACCACATGCATCAAATACTTTAAGCTTAGTTACTTTCATCTACCTATTACCTTAAATATTCTAAATACTATTGCTAACATTATACCTGAATCATGCCCAAAGAATCTCCAACCCAAGTCTTGACCATACAGTACAGCTATATCTCTTTTATGAAAGGTAGACTTCTCTCCAATTATAGTCCAGTGTACCTTCACTGAGTTCTTTCTAATCTTATGTATAACTGCTACAGAATATACAGTAGGCTTATACTTTCTAGTTTGTCGTGTAACTACCCAATCACCTATTTCCATCATCCTTATTCCTCTCATATAGTGTGTGCCCCATCATGGCCCTACAAGCTAAATGTAGGTAATGGTGTAATCCTGTGTCTTTATCCAATGTCTGGTCTTGTACTCGTTCTGAGCGTACTTGATCTGCCATTTGTTGTAACAGATATATAGTCTCTTCTACTCCGTTCTTATCTAAATATGGTGCTAATACATGTCTTAACATAGAGTGTGTATTCTTCTTTAAGGTAATCACACCTGGTTCTAACCAACTGTTTGCTCCATGTTTCTCTGCTCCAGGTATAAGAACCTTCTCATGATCATTGAACTGTTTTGGTACTTGTAGTTTGTCCTGCATCTAATGTCCCCGTTGTTTCTGCATCCATAGTGATCACATGTAATATGGCCACTGTCAGTATTAATAGTGTTATGGTTATCGGTTTTCTCATTCTGATCCCTCTTCATCAGGGTCTGCACAACCTATCTGATAGTAGATCTCAATCATCTTAGCATCGAATGCTGCTTTAATACCACGTCCACCTGTCTTCTTAGCCATACCGTCTTCTACAATCTGTGTAAAATCTTCATCTAAAACTATATCATAACCTAATGAAAGTAATAGTGGCTTATGTTCTGTATTGAAGTATAGTTGTAACATCTGTAGATATTCATCTTTCTTCATATCTTTAAGTTCTATAGCTGCTGTAATCCTACCAACTAACTGTGTTGCTACACCTGACATATCTAATGATCTATGTATATCACTAAGGTCAGTTGTTGTTGAGTTATCTAAGAACCCAATAGAACTCTTTGCATTATCTTCTAATAGTTTTCTATACTGGGCAAAGTTACCACCAAGTATGAACAACATATTACGTGTATCTAATGGTACCTTTCTACGTTCTGTTGATACAGTACCTTTGAAGCCTTCAATATACTTAAGTAAACTATACTGAGTATTCTTATTATGATCTGTACCTGAACTACCTACTGCTGGTATACATAGTTTATCGAACTCATCTACGAATACTACTGAACTTGCTGCTGCATCTTGTTTAGAAGCTGATACATCTGTATGGTTAGCTAACATCTCATCAAAGTGTTCCCCTACCCAACCAGGTGCTGACAATGCAGTACAATCAATCTCTAAGTATGAACATACATTATCTTCTAATAGGGCATGTAATGACTCTACTCCAGCTCTAACTATATGTGTTTTACCGCTACCACTTGGTCCGATAAGTAGTATATTATTCTTAGTGAACATAGGTGATTCAAAGTTATCTTGATACATACTAGCATATGAATACTTTAGTACATGTATGTACAGTGTTGTAGCAACTAGCTTAATGACTTCTTCTTGGCCGATAACCTTTTCTTTCATTCTCTCCATTAACTCGTCTATCGTAAATGATAGGAAGTATGGTCTATCTAATTCTTCCATCTTAATATCCTATATTATTTAAGTTTCTTAGTCCCAGTCATCGAATGGTTACAAACAGTACATCTCCATCTCTTATATAATCCAGTCCTAGTAGCTCTATTGCCATTCGACCTCATAGTACCTCCACATTGTCCACATGATTCTTTTACGCCACCGGCAAGTATGCCTAAATGTATTGGTAATTTGTCTACATAAGGTAAAAGCTTTAAGAATGCTTTCTCTAAAATCCTTACATCAGTATCACAGTACTTACCCATCTTCTCTAGTGCGATAGGGCAGCCAGCGAATACATCATCCCATAGCTTCATACCACCAGTAACCATCTTCTGCCCTAGTCCTAGATACTGTACTATATAATCTAGTTTATTAGAGTTGAAGTTAAAGTTACTTCTAGCTAGTTTCAATGTATCAATTGTTTTAATGTTAGTAATAGGAGTTAAGCCATGGTATAGTGCTCTAGTCTTAATCCATTTGATATCGAATCTATCACCATTATGTGCTATAACAACTTTAGCTTTGTCTAAGTCCTTAAAGAACTTCTTCAATAAAGCTTTATCACACATCTTCTTACCCCAGTCAACTCGGAATACTTCCTTTCTGTTACCAAACTTCCATGAGATACATACGATCTTACGTTCATGTACAATATCACCTGGATTAATGTTTAGGTTGTAACCTGCTCTCCATGCTTTAGCTAAGTTATACATGGTTTCAATATCCACGAACATACATTCGCTTAGTGCTTTCTTCAGTTCTTTATTAACTTTCATCCTTAACATCTCCATCTTCATACTCTACTATCGAAGTATTTATAAATTCTTTTTCATGTTGGTAACTAGAACGTTGGTATGCTAGTCCGCCGTCTACCGATATGCCTGAACACCATTTATCCGCAAAATCACATACATCAGAGTGTTCTATTTCTGGGTGTAAGTCATATAGTGCTTTTAACAGCTTACCAGACAGTAGGCTACATGAACATGATACATAGTCGTGTCTGAACTTAGACTCTATCTCATCCCCACAAGTAGCACACTTAGCACTGTTTCTTATTATCTTCATTCCTGTACTTCCTTTATCCACTCTATAGGTATTGTTTTATCACTATACTTAAACTCATGTTTTCCACACCATTGTCCGTATGTCGTTGTGCTTGTTTTAGCTATCTTTGTTCTACTGTTACTGAATACAAATCTAATATCTAATTCTGGTAACTGTTTCTGTATCATTATATGTTTCTGTCTATCTGCTGTAGTAAATCTACCTTTACTCTCTATTATTATACCGTTAGGCAGTGTGAAGTCAGGAGTGTAGGTTCTATTCTTACTTGGCTGTACGAACTTAATCTTATTAGCTTCATACTGTCCATCTATACCTAGATCTTTAAGTTGCTTAGCTATCTCTACTTCTAAGCCAGATCTATAGCCATGTTTTAATCCATTTGAATAATGATTATTCGTCATCTTCTAGTCTCTCTAGTAGTCCTGTACCAGTTACTTTAAACTTATTCATCTTACGTTCAATCTTAGTGTTGATCTTTTTCTTCTCATGATTGATAAGTAGTCTCTGTTTCTCTTTACCTATAGCTTGTTGCTTAGCATACAGCCACATTAAATAGTTAGGGTCAGAAGCTTGTACATAGTTATCAATGAAATCTCTCATAGATATTAAATCATCTTTATTAATCTCAATAAGTTCCATAACTTCTTCTTCAGTCCAGTGAAAGAACCTGCTTATCAACTCTTGAAACTCTTCATCATTCTTATTCATTATAGTACCTCTGTCTCTTCTATATAATAATCTACTAGTGGTTCATCATTGTACTTAAACACACCTTCTTTCTGTATCCACATCTCAGCAACAGCATCTCTCTTATATTTATATAACTTAATTAAGAAAGTTTCGTATATATGATCTTTTGTACTTCGACTATATACACCGTATATTATCATTTAATATGTGTCCTCTTCATTTTAAGCCAAGTTTCATAATCAGGCACAGGTGGTATGTCTAGTAACTGTTTATCAGCTCTAATAGCTCTACCTACTGGTGTCGGCATGTTTTCAACACCTACAATCAAAGCACAAGCTAAACAACTTAATATCCCTGACACCACGCACACCACCCCAAGCATATCCTCATTAACAAACATAGTGGTAATAGCTACTATCAAGTACACAATTATTACTAATAGCATTAATTTTATTTTAGTATCTATCATTTAATATGTGTCCTCCATGTATGTTTATTCTCTCTTAAGATCCAAAGCAAATCTGCTTGTGTCTCCATATCTATTACAGTATCATCCCACTCAGAAGTCAAGGCTCCCCACATAGTTTTCTTATCTTTTAATGAGTGTAGTAATGAGTATATTCTCTTAGGTCCATATCCTTTCTTAGGGTTAGGGATGTTATCAACTACATCACCTAGCAGCATTTGAGCACAGAACCATTTAAAACCATGACCCTTCAGTACATATACTCCACGCTTGTTCTTCGTCAGGCTAAGCTCTCCTGGATCAGAAACCTTAGTTATCTCTTGACTATCTATATTATAGTGATAGCCTGGTATTTGTAATAGATCTTTATCTATTGATGCTATAACGGTATTCGTTATACATTCTTCTTTTGTCTGTAAGATACCTAATACATCATCAGCCTCTAGGCCAGATGTCATCTTAACATTATAATTCTGTTGTAGGTACTCTCTTATCGTATCTTTATAGTGTAACTTCTCTCTATCTTTCCTGTTAGCTTTATACTCAGGATATTGATAGTGTCTAAATGTCTTACCCGGTGGTGTTAGACAAATAACTACTTGAGATACTTCAGTATTGGCTATAATCTTTGTAATCATAGAGTCTACTCTTTTAAACACTAAGGGTAGTGGTGCGAGTCCTTTCACTTCATCGTATTCTACCTCGTGGAGTTCAGCATAAGCATGTGCTTGCTTCTTGTCCTTGAATACGATACCACTAGAATCCCCTTTCATGCGGTATTCATTCCACTGTGTGGTCCAACCAACTTTGTGGACCAATATGTCGCCATCAATTAACACAGTAGTTAATACCATTTAGATCACCTCACCTTTAGTTTTAGTTAAGTCTTGGAATCCTGTCTTAGCCTCAAATGGAATTAGATCTACCACTTGTACTGCGCCTAAGATAAGCTTCTTAGCTTCTTTACCTGTGTTCCTGTTAGTATATGAGTTAACAAATACTTGTACATTCACTTCAGAACCGTTACCAATCTTCTCTGTCACAGCTGTTTGACCATCCGGTCCCACTACCGCTACAGCATTAATTAACTTACCGTCGTCATCATACCTTGCAGTACGTCTAACTGTTAGTGTCTTAGCTCCTAGTGATTCTGCCATCTTATATCTAGATTGCATAATACCTGCTGACGGGTTGATCACCTGTTCTGAGATACCTAGGTCTTCTAGATTCTTAATATCCCCTTCAGATACTGTCACACCCATTTCATATCTTAACTCACCTTCTTTGAACTTGTTCTCTACTGGTGCCAATACTTTCGCATAGTGTGCTTTACCTGTTATAGTGTATGTTATTGAGTCTTTACTCATTTTCTGCCTCCGCTTTGTTGTTGTTTGCCTCTCGAAGAGACTCTATATATGCCTTAAGAGAGTTGTATGTCTCCATATTGCATAACTGTTTTTGATGATGCAGTTTCAAAACTGATAGTGCTTCATCAATATCTTCTTTATCCTTTGTGGCTATTGCCCAATCCATAGCTCTGACTATGCTTGAACTACTCACTAAACTTAGCCGTACTGTGTTCTGTTATTAATATCTCGTCAATAGTATCTGAATGATAAGAACATGCTAATAGAAATCTTCTAAGCTCTTCAGCCATCAGGTATATGTCAGCATCTGCGTCAAATTCTATCAGTACCTTACTATCACTGTATTCTCTAATTAATATAAATTTATCTTTCATTCTGTTACCTATATATCTCATCTAAACTAAAGGGTAGTTCACATATTACATTTCTGATAGCTTCTTCCATATCATCAGCTGTTTTATATGTATCTCTTCTTCTCTGGTTTCTACAAAGATCTTGTATTGCATATAGCGCATGGGCTAAATCCTCTGCACACATCATACGTCTTAACTCTGTATCATTATCTAAACCATCATCTTTATCTGTATCATAAGATACTGTAAATGTCTTAATCATATTAATGTCCTGCCTCTGCCCAGTTCGAACCGCCTTGGAGGTCTACATCCACGACACTCGGTACTTCTAGTATTACACATTCTTCCATAATCTCCTTCATTCTGATTGCATCTTGTTCTGTTCCACTAAGGCATATCTGATCGTGGACAGGAAACATAACTGGTAACTTTTCTTTATAGGCTACAATCATTGCGGTAATCATTTGATCTGCTGCACTACCTTGTATTAGTTGATTCAATGCTTTATATTCAAATCCTTGTTCTTGTTTAGCTAATCTACCACCTAAAGTCTTTATCCAACCTCTAGATTCTATTAGATCCATACACTGTTGGTTAAGTTCTTTCAAGTATGGAGCAAACTTATTATATTTATTTCTTAATTGTTTAGCTTGACCTTCAGTAATGTTTAAACTAATTGCTAACTTAGCTAATCCCATACCATATGAGATACCTAGGTTAATTGTCTTAGCTTGTTTACGATCAATCTTAGCCATAAATGCTACTTCACCATGTAAATCTAGATTAGGGTTCTCTTTAAACTTACGTCTAAGGATATGTGAACCTTTACATTTAAGTAAGTATGCATAGTGTACCTGCAATCTTCCTTCTTGGTTAGAATAATCTAATGAGTACCATTTCTTACCTTGTTCTGGTATAAAGATACTTCTACACAATGGACCGCCAATATCATCTGCTGGAATCTGTTGGATGTTAGGTGAACTACTTGAGAATCTTCCTGTACGGGCACCAAGTATGTTTAATTCAGGGAATACTATACCAATCTTACCGTCCGGGATTGCATCTGAGTTAGTATGTTCTTGCATATCTAGTATTTTCTTAATGAAATCTGTTTGTAGTTTAGTATATTTCCTTGCATCTACAATCAATTGACATACTGGATGGGTTTGTTTCTCTAACCAAGCCTTAACAATCGATGGGTTACCTAATTCGGTACGTGGATATACAATGCCTAAAGTATCAAATACCGCAGGTAATTCCTTAGGTGATAAGATATTGAATTCTTTGCCAGCAAGCTCGTAGATGGCTTCTAGCTTTGTCCTGATGATTGGTATCAGGTCATGGTATACTTTTCTTGTTTGAACCAAATCTATTGGCACTCCTGTTCGTCTATAATCGACACATATATTAGTTAGTATAGCATACTTGTTCATGATTGTCAAATCTAATTTAGGCAATGCACACTCATATAGTTTATAACATAAGTCAGCATCGAGTATTGCATATGAAGCCATTGAATCATAGTCTGTTTCTTGTAGTAAATCCATATTAGCATAAGCAAACTTAAGTAACTTAGCATCATCTGGTTTAGTACGTGTATATTCCTCACCATTCTTAATAGCTTTCTTCTCAGCATTACGTTCTTTAACTAACCAAGGATATAAATCATTATCCCATACTATATCTATTAAATGATTATAACCTTTTGGTATCTTTAAATATGTCTTAGCTAAGTTGTCTAAACTATAGCTCATTAATCTGTTATCAAATAACTTGTATAATAACACAGTATCGTATATAAGAATATCTCTCAATATATCTGCTTTATCTGGAAATAAGTAATATAGAATCCCTAACTCGTATGTGCCATTATGTGCTAGTAATGCCTCATGAGCCATCAAATTCTCCCAGAGTTCCGCCCAATCGGTCAAATAGGCCGTAGTTCCGTCGCATCTTCTTACAGCACACCCTAATACCTTGAATGTTGTTGTCTTAGGGTTATGTATCGCATATGCCCAACCAGCACCTAGTTTCATACCAATGTATGGATCTTTTGTCTCGAAATCGATCGTTAATATCTTCATAGATAAGGGTATCCGGCTTCCTTTAAATTTAATTCTAGTCTCATTAATGGAAATAAACTTTTTGTTGAATTGCACCATTCGTATATTTCTTTTTCTGTAAGGTTATCTATAAAATCAAGTAAGTCTTGGCTTTCTTTATTAATCCTATTTTTCCATGTAAATTCTTTCATAATGTTAATAATAATCCTACTTGAATACACTGAACTAGTAATACAATCATAACTATTAGTGTCCTAATCTCTTCCATATGTAAATACCATGACTTACACACCTTTGACTTAAATTTAACTTTCTTCATATCTCTTTATCTTCTTTAGTGCTTGTTTAATAATCTTATTTACCATAGGTTGTGACAAATTTAACATCTCTGATATATCTGTCTGACTATGTCCATACTTATAGTGGTATGTAATCACTGTTGACTCTCTCTTATCTAGTGTTGGACATTCAAATACATGACTATCTGAATAATCTACATCATCTGTAGTATCGTATAATACTTTATAGTTATTCTTCATGTCTTTATATTTATTTTCTGTTGCAACTGCTTTGTTTATCTCATCTTTAATATAAAGTCCTAAGTAGTTCAGTGTAGGTTCGCCTAGCTTACTGTCATGGTTTTCCATTGCTTTCATGTACCCTATATATCCGCATTGAAATAGATCGTCTCTTGTTTGAGGCGCATAATTATAGTATTTACTTATTATACTTCCGATATATTTCATTGGATCTTTACACATTTGCTTCAGGTACTCCTTTGTCATTGTAGTTAGCTCCATCATTCTTTAAATCTAGCCTACCTGTCTCGGGGTTATATTCTAATACATCTGCGTATCCTTCAATCCCTTTATCTCTGTTTGCTAGTATCTTTAAATATACCTTGTTATTGTTTGGTTGTCTTTCTAGTGCTATTACACCATGTGAGAACTTAGCGAAAGCACCTGAACCGTGTATATCTGCTCTTGTAATCCGTTCATCATCAACACCTTGAGCATTCTTTCTATTCTTCACAACATGTACTACGTTTAGTATAGTACACTTTGAACTATTAATCAACTTAACTAGATCAAATACCATATTATCAATACATTTTCTTTCATTTACGTCACTTGAGCCAGCAATTGAGATAGATATATTATCTAATATGATCACTTGACACCCTAGTGCTTTTACCATATACCGTATAGTCTTAACTACACTGGCCATATCGATTAAACCTTTGTGATTATACAAGTATAGCCCTGAATCAGCAAACTGTTTCAATTCTTCCTTGATAACTGCTCTATATTCTTCATTCTTCAGGTCATTCTCTATTTTCCACATTGGTACGTTCTTTTTCATGGCTAATAATGACAATGCTTCCTTAACTGAGTCCTCTTCTAAGTAAAGCAGACCGACCTTAACCTTTTGGTTAGATAAATGTAAGGCTATTTCTTTTGTTAAGGTAGTTTTACCAGCCTTTTCTCTGGCAACTAGTGTATATAAATGCTTTTGTCTAAGACCATTGAGCTTTTCATTTAAGATAGGGAATGGTAATTCATAACCATATGTAGCTAACTCGGCTATCTCGTCTAGTGTAATCTCATCAGGTGTTATAATGTTATCTGGTCTAACTTCTACTGCTCTAAACAGTATATTCTTTATCTCTAATCCTTTACCAGCCTTAAGTAAGTCATTAGCATCAGATTGTGGCCACTTAGCGATACACACATCTGTATATTCAAGTAGTTCAGAAGCTAACTTCATCGCTTTAATGCCTGGTTCATCATTATCAAAGGCTAACACTACATGTTTAAAGCCCTTTAGGTAGTCAAGGTTGTTCGCTATAGCTAGTTTAGTACTACCAGCACCATTAGGTAGTGATACTACAGGCCATTGCTCTCCTTGAGCCTCAGCAACTGATAACATATCTATCTCACCTTCTACAACTGTGATAAATACATTCTTATTTGGTTTATATTTGTTCATTCCCACTAATCTATTCTGTGGATTAGAACCAGTACTACAGAAAGTCTTGTTAGGACCTCTAATCTTTTGCGCAATCGGTTCACCGTAGTCATTATAGATATTTGCTATATGTACTTCAACACCTTCTACTCTTTTACCTGCTAAGTAACCAGTGTAGTGTCCTATTTGGTAACCAAACTTCTCACATACTGTCTTACTGATCCCTCTAAGAGGTATATCTTTATAAATACCATTAGTAAGTAGTGTTGAGGGCTCCTTTTTTACCGTCTCTACAGTAAGATCTTCAATATCCATCGTATTTCCTTCATAATAACCGCATGCGAAGCACTTTTTACCGCCATCATGGTAAGAAACAAGGTTATCTCCCATCCAATCCACTTCACACTTAGGGCATTTCTGTCTTTTAACTACTTGTCCCATGGTTTACCTACTTAGTTGTAATTTAACTTCACTGAAATCAAAACTTCTCTTGTATAGCATATACATGTATGTTAGTATATTGTGGCATTTATAATAAACTTTACCTTGTACTATAACTATTGTAACTTTACTTCTCTCTTTAATCATATTCCTATCCTAATTTCTTATTGATGAAAGTACTTAATGTTTTCTTTAAACCAAATCCTTCTACCATCTTCTCTAGCGATCTAGCTGGTATGTATCCGCCTATACCAATCTTAACTATTAAGAATATCTCAGCTATAATCGGTGGCATCGTACCTAGTAAGTGTGGTGGTACATAGCCAAACCAGTAACTTAAGATGATACCCATGAAACAAACCATGAACATAGGTCGCCACATACGTGTTAACCAAGAACTTGAGGTTGCTTCAGCTACTATTATCTGTGCTGCTGCTACATCTCTCTGTTGTGACGTAGCGTTTACATCCCCTATTATACTTATTGCTGACTTAACTACATCGGCTTGAGCTCCTTTAAACCCGAAGAAGGAACTAACTACTGACCCCAATCCTGTTATTATACTTCCTATCATGTTTTATTTCTCCTTTTATTCCATAACTCTATACCTTTTTCTTCTGGTATGTTCTCATCATATAGGTTTAACATTGGTTTTACGTAACATCTCACCTTATCGCACCCTATTAGGTAGCTTTTAATAGATATTCTTGTTACTGTTGATTCACCACCACAGAATGGGCAATCTTTAATATTCATTTACTACACCCCTTAGCAAAATAAGCCTTACGTTGTGCGTTACTAGGGTGACTGTTGCCGTGTATATAATCTCCATACTTCCCTTCAGCCCTATTCCATAGAGAATATGCTGCACACTCATTATATCCAGCTTTAGTTCCTAAGTAATGACCTAAGTAGTCAGCCATCTTTTCTTGATGCTGACTCTTAGCAGCTACTAGGTTACCGAAAATAGGTCTTCTAGTTACACCTTTATCGCCTACATGAGCTAATAAGTGGTGAGCTAACTCATGTCCAATTAACATTGCTAGCTCATCATCATTCAAATCATCCATCATACCGCGATGTACAACTATATATCTTTGACCTGTTAAGAAGTGCATTGTTGCGTAGGCATTCCATTGAGGGGATGTAGACATTTTAATCTTTACGAAGCCTGCTTCTGGTCCAGCAGCTCTGAATACGTCCTTAGCTATTCTCTTGAGTCTATCTCTTTGTTTTGAATCTATAAAGGTATCATACATTGCAGTAGTAAACTGTACTGTCCCATCTACTAAGCCTGGTGTAAGTACAAGTATCAATGTCATTAAGAGTACTATAATTAGTTTCATTAATCTTGATGTCGGGTTCTTCATTATATTCATTTACTTTAATACCTTTCTTGCTGTTGTTGTTGTTTTTTGATATTACACATTAGTAACCAGTTACCATATATGTTAATTTCTTCTTCTGTATAATCTTCTGATTTACCTATCTCCTTATAGTTTTCTAACCAATATTCTAAAGACTCTCCTTTACACCCTATCTGTACATGTCCTTCAAAATAGAAAGCAAAGTGTTGGTTATATTGAAATGTACATATATTAGTGTTATTTAAATTAGCTCCTCTTAAAATAGCTCCTCTTAAATCAGCTTCTCTTAAATCAGCTCCAATTAAATTAGCTCCAATTAAATTAGCTCCAGTTAAATCAGCATCTCTTAAATCAGCTCCTCTTAAATTAGCTTCACTTAAATCATCTCCATTTAAATTAGCTCCTCTTAAATCAGCTCTTTTACCTTGACCTGGACCGTTTATCCATTCTTTATGATCTTTTAGGATTTGTTTAATATTCATTGTTTCTCCTAGTGCTTAGTATTATTTACTCTATAGCTAGTTATCGGTAATCCACCCATTTGTGCCCATTGAGCATTAACTAAGTTCTTATCTACTGCCTTCACTAAGAGTATCTGTCTAATTCTGTCTGCTCTCTCTACATTAGTCTGGTTATGCTTGTCTTTATTACTCATTATTTATTCCCTGTCTTTAAGAATACAAGTAAATAGTGTAGGTCCCTAAAGTATGTCCTTGATGCAACGTCAGTTACGTCTAAGTTCTCGTGTACACTCACTTCATAGTCTTGTAGATACTGAAGAATCATATCTTTATGCATCTTATTTACTATTGTTGGAGGTACTATTCCTTGTCTTTCTTTTGGCGTAGCCAATCCGTCACTCTGTGACTTAAATGTCATACTATATTACTCCTTTTCATCCCGTAGGGATTCAATACCGTTATCATAGATAACTACTTAGTGTTGCGAAAGCATCCATAAAGAACACTGTCATCATTACTACACACACTGCAAGTGCAAGATATAAGTCACCATTAACAGGCGGGCTAATGAAGCACATAGGACATATATTAGTCTTCTCATTACCATTTACTATTATATTAACTATTAATTCATCACCACATTTATCACATTTATCAGTGTTCATATCACCCTCACCTGGTACTGCTTCTAGTTCTCTTCTTCTATGTAAATATTTCATCTTACTCATTACCTAATGCTCCTATCACTCCACCGACTAGAACACATACTACTAGAAAACTCCAATACGGTATTATCTCGTAAATTCCAGTAGCCATATCTAACATACCTAATAAATACGATAGTGTGCAAATTATAATTATCTTACTCATTTCTTTATTCATCTTACTCTATACCTCTATCATAATCAGTAGCATTGAAGATATACTCGTCAGAGCTCTCAGGAGCATCTCTAGAGTCTTCATAGACATAGCCACCCTGTTTAGCTTCCATCTCTTGTTCAAGCTCTCTAAGCT